TACATCATACTTATCTTCAGGGATTGTTACATAATGTTCTTCAAAAAGACCCTTCATGCCAGACAGGAAGGATTCAGTCATTTCGGTCTTGAGACCATGTTCGATAGCCAACTCATTCTCGGACATCCACTCTTGGCAGACGTACTCAAGATATGCGTCAACTCTTTCGGTAAGAGTTCCCTTAAGGGCTTCTCTTTCCTCATCCAGACGCTCGGCGTACTGGACCTCCAGGGATTCCTGGATTTCTTTGATTTTAGAGGTCAATGCGGCTTCAAAGATGACTCTCGCCTTCTCTTTGAATTCTTCGGAAAGATCTTCGCCACCGAGGAGGGCATTTACGTCCTCATCGATATCGATAGACTCTTCAGTAACTTCTTCGGATTCGGAAACAATTTCTTCCTCTTCCAGGACTTCCTCTTCAACTTCGGCTTCTTCTTTAGCCATACCCTTCATGGGATCAGCAGCCTTAGCACCCTTATTTACTACATCCTTGACGGTAGCGATCTTAGGCTCTTTGAGCTTTGCAGAGTCGTTATCAGGTTTGTAGTTCTCGGGGGTAGGACCACCAAGATCTTCGTAAGAAGTTTGCAGGCCTTCGCCGGCATTGGAAAGCTTACCCATACCCTCGGCAGGTTTGGCGTTAGCATTCACAGCAGTTTTAGATTGCTCCATTTCTTGTAAATCTCCAAGAGACATTTTAAGTTACTCCGATTAACCTTTTTTAATCTATATTTATTTATAATTTGTATATTTCAATAACTTATCAGAGGTTACTGAGGAAGTTATTGAACAGGTCGAGCTTTTGCTCGTCAAGTTGTTTTTGATCAACCAGAGTGTTGATCTCTTTGTAGGTTCTAGCAGCAGCTGCTTCACGCAAAATACCACCATCCCATACCCACTCTTTACCTTCCATGATACCTTCGACGAAAGCATCAGGAGCAGAGGGGTCGGCTACGATGTCAGCTGCAGTGGCCAACATAAAATCGGGTCCTACAACATTGACACCTTCTTTGGTTTGCATCAGAGATCCGATACCTCTAGAAGAAACACCCAGTTTGACTCCTTCGCCAATGAGAGATTCTGCAATCTTACCCATTGGAGTAGAAAGGATTTTTGCCTTACCAATAAAATTGGTACCGCTCTCCTTGAGCGACACGATCTTGTGACTGACGCGATCCAGATTAACAGTTGGGCCATCTGGATGTCCGAGTTCTCCAAGAGCCCTCCCAGATTGAATGTGGTTTTCGTTATATCTTTGGACTTCCTTTCTCAAGGTATCCATCTGATACATTCTACCATTTCGATTGCAGATATCTCCCTGGAGGAAAATACCTTCAATAAACATTGACTTCTTACCGTTCTTTTCTTCGACGATAAAATCAACTGATTCGATTTCTTCTCTGATTAGTTTCATTGTTCTCAGGATGCTTGTACTTGTTGAATGTATGCCTTGCCAGTTCCGGCTTCAGTCTTAACGGCAACTTTGAAAGACTTTCTCAACGTTGCATCGGGATCAGCAAATGTTCCAGATACTCCAGAAGAGTTGTAGCTAACAGTAATTCTAGTACCGAAGAATCCTCCAACACCAGATGATCTGTCAACTGCAGTAACTGTTTGATGACTGAAATCAAACGCGGATTGACTTGGTGCAGTCAGAGATACAGTATCACCCACATCAAAAGGACTACCAGTTCCTTCGGGAAAATCAATGATTGTAGATGATCCCTTGGTAACACCTACAACTTTCTGTGCAGAAACAGGACCCAGAGAGATCTTAAGATCGTCACTGGTTCCAACGTAGATGTTTTCATTTGTTGCAGTCGGATTAGATCCGTAATTCACATATACACCAACACTTTCAGCAACAACTCTCAACGTATCAGACTGTTGCGAAATTGCAGAGGTCTGAGCAGAGGATGTACTGGTGCTTACAGTGCTATTAATTCCAACAGGTCTGGTAGCGCTCATTATTTTCAATAGTTCTATAATACTTATTTATTATTCTTCTTCCTCATCCTCTGTTTCTTCGATTGATGCCTCTACCTCATCAACAACATCTTCCTCTGTTTCGGTATCTTCTACCTCAGCAGTAGGATCATCGAATACCGATGCTGCTACATTAGGTCTGATAGTTTCAATCTCTTGAGCGCTCTTTTGAAAGAGAATGTCTTTAATTTTGTCACTGATTTGTGAAGCGTTTGCGTCGTCTTTGACGAGCAAATCCATAAGTTCGTCCATAAAAATAGTTAGTTCTACAAAGGGTATTTAGATTTCACCACCAGGGGGTCTCTTGGTAGCAGGTGGAGTTTCAATTGGTTTCTCATCAATTTCTGGAGCTTGAGGTGTTGCTCCCAACAATCCGCCAGTGGTATCACCAGGAACAGGTGCAGGTGCTCCAGCAGGGGGAGCCATACCAGTTGCAGGATCAACCATTGCATTTGGATCAGGAATCACACCGTTCTCAATCTCTTTTTCGATCAGTTCATCCTGTTCAATAATCTCCTCGTCAGTTTGTCGGAGAATATTACGTCTAATATAATCTGCGGAGTAATACTTACCGACATAAGGTTCAGCCAAAGCTGCAAGATTCAATCTTTCGGTTGTCAGTTCTGCATCCTTAAGTTCTGCGAAGTGGTTGTCATACAGGAAGTCATACTGAATATGATCAGCCATATACTCCCAGTCTTCAGGAGTAACAACATTCTTGAGAAGAAGTTGAGTCTTCAACATGTCATTGAACATTGCTGAGAATCTTTTTCTCATTCTGCCGACAAACTTGGAGAACTTAATCTCGTCTCTCAGGATTTCAGAGGAACGACCCAGTGAGAAACCTTCCTCTCCACCAATTCTGGTTTCAGGAACATTCAAAGCTTTGTAGAGTTTTCTTTGGAAGTAGTTGATGTCAGTAATCTCACCAAGATTCTGACCACCAGGTAGTGTAGTAATTTCAGTACCACGACCACCCTCACGACGAGGGAGCCAGAAGTCTTCCATCATGGACATAAACTTCTTGTCATCTCTCATCTCACCAGTGTTTGCATCATAGACCATCTTGTTTCTATAACGCATCATGACATCACGCAGGTATTGTTCTGCCTTTACCTTAGGAAGATTACCAACGTCAATGTAGAAGATTCTACGTTCTGGTGCTCTTGACAATCTATAGATAACCAGCGAATCCTCAATCATCATCAACTGATTGAGAGGTTTGATTGCTTTATGCATCCAGGACAATGTGAGTCCTTTGTTTCTATCTACCAGACCAGAGGTACAATACGTGACAGAATCACGGGTAAGTTTAATACCTTTTTGTGCATTACCTGCGTATCCACCACGGGCAGTACCCATATCTGGTGTGTACATGAAGTATTCTTCAATCTCTGGGAAATTATATGCAGTGGGATTGGCAGATCTACCAAAATCATCCCTCACATTACCTACAGTTTTATCTTGCTTCTTGAGTTTTCTTACGTATCTACATTTAGAAGCGTCAATATATCTTAGTTCTTGAATACCCTCTTGAGGATTCTTCTGGTCAATAACTTTATTGTAATATAGTCTTCCGTCAATGTACCAGTTACGGAAGATTTCGTGAGCTTTCTTATCAAAATCTAAAAGTTCAAGGATATATTTGAACTCTTCTCTAACAATTTTTTTAATATTATCACTTGCATTGAGATTAGACAACTCAATGGCTACAGGTGAGTCGTTCGTATCTGCTACAATTGCTTCGTTTACAACATCTTCAATTGCACTATCACACTCAGGATAGAGTGCCATTGTTCTGTATCTTCTAATTAAATCTGTCTCATTACGGTAGAGACCTTCAATGTCTAAATTATAACTACCAAAAAATCCACTACTGGAGAAGGCCTCCGCTCCATCCTGATTAGAAGGAGGGATCGGAGAAACTACGCCAGGTGGATTCTTCTCGTTATCTTCAATTGAAAAACCAAATAATCTGGTCATTATGAGTTACTAGACTGCTTGTCTAGTTATTTATCACGTAATCAGAACTTCGCCAGAATTAGCTCCGGTAGACTGAGTTGCATTACCGATGGTGTAGAACTGGATGTCGAAGGTGACATCAAATTCTTCCAGGGTATCGCCGCTATCATAGCTCAACTGAATCTCACTAACCGTGGTTGGGAAGATGTCAATAAACTTGTAAGTTCTAAGAATAGCAGACTCACCACCTTCATTGGTGGTTGCAAACTTTTCAGAACCTCTACCAAGTTGTTGAACGTAAGCATCACACATGTAAGATGCGGGGTTGGTAACACCAGTAGCATCGTCGAGCTTACTGATTACGTTTGCCCATCTTTCAAATGCTGTTCTGAGTTGGAAGTCCTCATCATTAATGACGGTGACGGTCCAAGGATCGAAGGTTCTATCACCAGCAACCTTCAAGTTTCTACCTCTAAAAGGTACCTGGAATGAAGGTGTATTGGATGCTGGGAGAACTGCAGCCTTACAAAGGAACTTAAACGTTCCGTTTTCAGACTGGTCTCCACTTCCCCATGCATCAGTGATAGAGGTGGGGAAGGAAGGAATCGAGACTTCAAATAGATTGGGGCGGGCCCCTCCGCCCGCTAGTCTCGATTTAAATTGTGAAAGGGTTCTTGTTTCTGCCATTGGTTAAGCCTCCTTAGTTATTTAATAAAATCAAACAGTTCCTACAACTTCCTGGAAGTCAACACCAGTTCTGGTGGCAACAAACGTCAGGGTGATGAAGTTGATAGACTTGGATGGCTTAAGGAAGATGTCTGCCCTAAACTCATTGTTGTCAATTACATCAGGAGTGTTGTTTGTCTCGTCGCAAACTACGAGGAAGTCAATCAGACCTCTCTTAGCTTGTACATCCCTCAAGAAGGGTTCGACGATATTGACAAAGTTCGCTCTTGTATTTGAATCGTTGAGTTCAAACAGCTGTGAATTAGCAGCATTTTGAAGTGATTGCTCAACAGTCAGGAACAGTCGTCTTACGTTGATTCTATCGAATGCAGAGGCGTAACCCAGAGCAGTCTTGTCACCGAATAGAACAATACCAGCACCTCTTTGAGTGATGATGGAGTTAATTCTAGATCCGTAAAGGACATCTCTTTGAGCCTTAGATGGATTGTATGCCATCTTAATTGCATTGTTGATGATACCTCTTTGGATACCTGCAGGTGAGAACCAAGGATATGCTTGAATTGCTGTTCTTACCATCAAACCAGCAACGTCACCGTTGGTTGGTACGAATCTAAACACGTTATTGAATCTATCAAACATGTACTTGTAACCAGTGTCAAGTACAGCAAACGAGGAGGATGAAATAGGTGCGTAGAATTGAAGAACGTTGGTCGTCTGAGTTGCAGGATTAGAAACGTTAACAACGTTAGCTCTGTGTGGAGAGATGGTTGCTACACAATCCTTTCTACCATTTGCAACAGAGATGAGGTAGTTGGCCTTAGCCTGAGACTGACTCTCAACTTCCAAACCAGGACCCATCAAGAGGAAATCTACATCGATTTCATCTTTATTATCGAACAGTCCATAAGCGGTTACAAGGTTCGACAGGTCAGCGGACATACCACCGTTTGCCTGATAGTCAGCACCACCCTTGAGTGCGTAAGATACAGAACCAAGTGAAGCAAAGTTATTATTCAGTGCTACTTGACCCCACAGACCTTGTGCTACAGTGAATGGTGTATTACCAGACGAGAAACCTGATGCAATTGGGATTGTGTTATGGAAGGTATCTTCCTTCTGAGAAGGATTGTAACCTGCAAAGATGAACTTGGAGTTCAGTGCAATAAAGTCTTTATAGAAGGTCTTAGTTGGATTATCGGCGTCAGCCTCACCATCAGATGCCTTAGACAAGGAGATGAATGACTCAAGGATATTTCCTTGTACTCCAGTTACACTTCCGGTGTCATCGACTACAACAACGTGGATTGCGTCGTTCTTACCCTTTCTTTGAGTTACATACTGATTATCAACTGGTCTTGGAGCAATGCTCTTCCAGAAGATAGTGGAGTTTGCAAGACTCAGGGTCTGATCGTCATACCAGTCTTTGACAGCTCCAGCAGTTACAGTACCATGTGCTGTAGTAGCATCCTTGACGAACAGAACATCACTCTCCTTGAATGAAGCAGCGTCATTAAATTGCTGATAATTTACATCAGTTACAGTACCTGCCGTTGATACAATAGTCTGATAGGTAATACCTGCACCAACTGTAGGAAGTGAAGCAGCAATTCCTGTGTTAAGAGTAACCGAAGTGTTAGCAACGAAACTAGCGATCTTGATGCCACTATTATTAGGTGACAGGAAAACAGTTCCGGTAGTAATACCAGAGGTACTGTTCACGTTAATCGTTGTTGCACCTGCAGCAGCTGCTGAAGAGATAGTCGTTACACCAAGGTTTTGGATATCCTGAACCTCAGGGAAGTTTCTACTCAGAACTCTAACTTCGATAGAACTGTTACTGTTCTGTGCATCGGTATTTACACCAGTGATGATACCCTTAAGGGCACCATTAAACGTGTTAACAGCACCTGCACCAGGGATGTTAGTAGCAATTCTAGAGGTTGATACAGCAGTACCGACAACAAGATTTAATGCGCCAGGATTTGTATGTGCAATACCAATAATCTGATCTGCCTTATTGTCAATAGTACAGACTTTCAGATCGGTTCCCCACTCACCGGGGTTTCTTGCTGCCCAGTAATAGGAAGTATCATTGGTGTGATTCAGATCGTAATCATCAACATTTTCAATTACGACAGTGGTCGATGCAGTACCAACAGCAGCATTTGCGTTGTTGAGGTTGTTACCAGTAACTCGTACAACCTTAAGTACTCCACCATATGAGAGGAAAGAGTTTCCAGTCATCCAGTATTCATACTGTCTGTCAGTTCCAATTGGCTTACCAAAAGTATCCAGGAATTGTTGTTGCGTTTCAATAGTAATTGGCTCATTTACGGGTCCGATTGGAAATGGTCCGCAGATGGCGCCAATGTTGTCAAGAACGTTCTCAGCTCTTCCAACAGTTAAGTCAACTTCCCTGACTAATACTCCTGGAGATAATTGAGGAGTAGCCATGTTTTCTCTCTCCTATGGTCTCAATTTAACTAATATTATTTAGAAATTTGACCTTTTTGAAGACGTAAACGTGACGTAAGTTACCAGTCTGGGTACTCCCATCTAGACCTTGGGCACTTATCTTTCTTTTTTTCTCTCACATACTCAATAAAACACTCTTTACACACATATGAGTAAGAAGAAGGGACTGGGCCTCTGTCTTTTCTTGTCCTATAAAACCCGTCTACAAGGTTCTTGATATCTCCACAACTCTTACACTTTCTATCAGTAAGTAATAGATGATTTAATTCAATCTGCTCATCTAAATTCATCAATAATTACTCCAGAGTTCCCACCCTCCAGCATTACTACCATATTCATCATATGGACTTGCCGTGCTCCATCTGTCACCTTGAGAGTCAATAAACGAACCCTCATCTAAACCATCATTCATAAAACCAAACGGTGCCATGTCTTGTTCAATCTGGTTCTTCTGTTCTTCATATAATCTCTTACGAACATCCTGGTCTGTCAGTTCTTTGAAGTAGTCCTGGGCAACCAACCACGCGTAGATAACCAGACACATTGCTAGGTCATCATTACAACCCTCTTCTGCCTCGAAGGAATTGTTCTTCTGAATAAAGGTAGTCAGTTCAGAGATGATTTCATAGTCATTAAATACAACCTTGTCTCCCTCAATCATTGTCTTTAGGTTGAGTGACCCTACTTTCTTGACAGTCTTTGACATCTTGACACCTAACTGTGTCTTTGTTCCAGAGAATCCTTGTCCTACAACCTGACCTGCTCTACCTCTCATGGCACACATCAGTAGGTTCTGATACTCTAGGTCATATTGTAGAATGGAAGCCACCTGGTCTCCCACATCATTGACCTCACATAAGACAAAGGCGTTGTTGTATTGTTTGACAACTTCCCAGATGACATTAGGGAACAACATGGGTTTGATTTCATTGTTCCTATACTTAGCCACAATCTTGTGTGGGAAGGTTGTAATATCTGCAACGATGAAAGCTGAGTAATCATTACCAACACCACGTGCAACGTCAACCGTACACACATAGTCGTGGTCTTTCATGGGTTGTTCATAAACATCCAATCCAGCATTCCTCTGAAGTGGATTGTCATACACCATGGACTTTAATTTACTTGGTGCAATCAAAGTATCAACAGACCCAAGGAACTCACACTCAAACTCAATCTTGAACTGTTGTTCAGATGTGTTAGCAATGGTCTGTTCTTTCCAAATATCATCCCTACCTGGTACCTCTGACCAGTGAACATCTGTGGGGATATATTCATTCTTACCCTTCTCCGCATCATGCCACATACGGTAGAAGTGATTCATACCGTGTGGGGTGGAGACGATGATTACCTTCGTGCTTTGACCGGAAGTAATAGTAGGATAAACAGAGGCAAAGAAGGCATCTGCAATATGGTTTGGAACGAAGGCAAACTCGTCGAGGAAGAGAATGTTAAACGACAT